GTTGAAGGAGTATCGGAGATGAAGACCTCAGACAATGGCAGGAAGTTCATCGAGGGCTTCGAGGGGCTATTCCTCAAGGCTTACGATGATGCTAACGATCATGTCGTTCAGCCTGGGCAAGCTGTTCATGGCACGCTGACGATCGGTTATGGACACACAAATGCTGCCGGTCCGCCACATGTCTACATTGGTATGGAGATCACCAAAGAAGAAGCCGATGCTATCTTAGCTTCCGATCTCGCTAGCGTTGAATTGCAAGTAAACCACTTGGTAAAGGTGCCGATTAACCAGAACCAATTCGATGCGCTAGTTAGCTTTGACTTCAACACCGGAGGCCTGGGACGATCTAGCACTTTGCGAGACATCAACTCTGGGCACATGCAGGCAGCAGCCGATGCTCTTCTAATGTGGGATCGCGCCGGTGGCCGGGTGTTGGCTGGCCTTCTTCGACGAAGAAGGGCTGAACGGGAACTGTTCTTAAAGGGAGTATGAGATGAATCTACCTACTGTTGACCAGGCCTTGGCCTCAAGCCGCCACGCTGTCTCCTTCCTAATGGGAGCGGCAACAGCCTTTGGAATCACATCGGTTCAAGGGGTTGATCTTACTACCGTGAACGATTCCCTTGGGCATATCTTTAACGGTATTAAGGAAATCAGTATCGGTGCTGGGCCGCTGATTACTATTGCAATGGGCTGGTGGGCAGCGCATAAGTCCAGTGCGGTTGCTCAGGTTACAGCTGCCGCTGCGGTTCCAGGTGTTTCTGTTAAGGTCAGCCCTGCTGCCTCGCCTGAGGTAAAAGCGGTAGCTGCCGATCCCTCACAACCGAAAGTCACCTCAGCCTAAAGGAGATATCATGGCTACCCAAGCTCAACTCGACGCTGCCTTCAAAGCAGCCATGCCAATCGTCACCGCCGAGATCAACAACGAAGAGACTCAAATCCCTGTCTTCGTTCGACGCCAAGCGATTCAACAGATCGCCGCGCATGAGGCTCAAATCGAAGCGGTAGTGAAGCAAATCCTCAAGGCCGGGATTGATGCGGCCTTGGCTGTGACTTAAATACAACACCCCGCCAGAATCGTCTTCATGGCCTTGATATCCTCTTCAACCTTCAGTAGACTATAATGGTCCAACTACTAGGAGGTGGGGACATGAAGAAAGTACTTCTGGCTACAGCTGCGGCGCTGTGGATGGTCCCGGCGCTGGCGGCTGATCTACCGAATCCGATGGCGATGAAGGCACCGGCTGCGGTTGGCTACCCTGTCGGCTGCGGTGTCTACTTCGGTATTAATACCCTTGGCTCAACTGCTGCCGTTCAGGGTGCTCCTGTCGGTCAGCAGATGGTTCAAGGGGACGTTGGCGGGACACTCGGCTATACCTGCCCATTCGCTGGCAACGGCTTCTTCTTCGTCGAAGGGCTGGTGGATTGGGCCAATCTCAATGGCTCACAGAATGGGCTGGCGCTGACCGGTCCGGTTCATCTTGCCCAGCGTGTGGCAGTGTCGCCTGGGCCGCTGCTGGATATGCTGCCGAGCTTACTGCCAATCAGCTTACCGGCAGTGCCTAGCATTCCGATCCTGCCTAAAGGGGTGACCAGTGCTCCTGGAGCAATGTACCTTCACGGTCAGGTGGATGAGCAAGACTACTCGGCCTCGCTTGGCCTCGCGACTGGCAAGGAGTGGCTGGTCTCCTGGGGCGGTGGAGTTGGAATGCTCTATCGCCTCTCTAATGGTGTCGTGGCCGATACTTGGGTAACGGCTAAGGCTGCGACCAACTCGGTCTGCCTTGGCCAGCTTCATAATGCCTGTCCTTCGCTCGGGACTGGCGTTGAGGTTGGGTTCGCTCTGAAGTACTAAGGTCCTAACGGGGCGCAAATGCCCCGGCTTTCTCTTGCAGGGGGCTAGATGCCTAATTCGTTTAAGTTCTGGAAGGACTGGTGGGTAGACTTAAGCCTAACGGAGCAGGTGGTAGTCTGTATAACCTTAGCGGGGTTAATCCTCATTATATTCGCTTCCCTAGCCAGTGCTGCCGAGGTCCCTGCGCCTACAGGGATGGACCCGCTTTGGTTTGCATTAATTATCACCACTCCAGGGGTTCTAGGACCGATCTTTCGAGCCATGTATAATAGCTTTGCTGCTACGAAGGCCAGGATTCGGGATTGGAATCGGCAAGATGCGGTAGCGGCTAGGGTTGAGATGGCAGCTGAACAAGCAAAGGAAGCTGCAAGGCTATTAGTCGAGCGTCAAGATGCGGCAGCGGGAAAAGCAGCAGAGGCAGCCACTTTATTGGTAAGAAATACAGCCAATGTAGCCGAGGCTGCGGCTGCGACTAATCAGAAGCTCGATGTGATCCACACGCTGGTCAACTCTAGTATGACAGCAGCGATGCAGTCGGAACTTGAAGCTACGCGAAGATTAGTGAGTGGGCTAGTAGAGATTATTGATTTGAAGAAGGCTGCTGGAACTGATCCTACTACCGAGGCGCTAGCTCTGGTTAAGGCCACTAACGATCGGATAGCCGAACTCTCAGCTGCACTCTCGGATCGTCTATCACAGTCTGATATAAAAGGAAGGTAACAAAGGAGCCTACCATGCCTATCGGTCTACTATTCTGGGTGTTGATGGTCATCGTGTTGATCTTTGGCCTTCTTACCCGCGTGAGTGCCTTCCAGAACTATGCCTGGGGCTGGAATTGGCTGCTATATATCTTGCTGTTCTTGCTCGGCTGGCATGCTTTTGGTTTCATTATCCACCAATAGCTTGCTGGTTCGCTATAAAATGCCGGAGCCCGGTTCGTTTATCTAGCTTCGTCATCTTGATAAGGCCGGATTGTTCCATTAGCGCCAAGACCTTCGTGACGTTCGTCGCGAACATGATATGCTTGCGGGCGTAGTTCAGCACCGACTGCTCATTCACCCCATCAGGCCCGGCCATTCGGATGAAGTGCTCGATCTCATCGATGGCCTTGCTATCGGTCCCGCCCTGTCCTCCGGAGAATATCAGCGGCATCCGCTCCTCGGCTCGGAGAAGCCAGAGCATGGCTCGGTTGAAGTCGTCTTTAGTGAGAACGAGATCATTCGAGCGATCGATCGAAGAAATCATCGACAACTTCATCAAATGGGTGAATCGTCG